TCAGATGTTACAAAAAGAAACCGCAATGGACAGACTCGCTCAGGATTATATAGTTTGTTCATACCTATGGAATGGAACTTCGAAGGATTCATTGATTCTTATGGAATACCTGTATTCAATACTCCCGAAGAGCCGGTTGAAGACAACTATGGGCAATACATTGATGTCGGGGTTATCGAACACTGGGAAAATGAAGTTGAAGGTTTAAAAGGTGATCAAGACGCATTAAATGAATTTTATAGACAATTTCCGAGGACTGAAGAACATGCTTTCAGAGATGAAACTAAAAATAGCATATTTAATCTTGCTAAGATTTACGAACAGATTGATTTTAATGAAGAAGCTAGATACTCTGCTCTTGTCACTCGTGGCAGTTTTCAATGGAAAAACGGAATCAAAGATACAGAAGTAGAATTTGTACCAAATTTAAATGGTAGATTTAATGTAAGCTGGGTACCAGGTAAGAATTTACAAAATAGAGTAATTATAAAAAATGGAAGCAAGTATCCAGGAAACGAACATATTGGCGCTTTTGGCTGTGATAGCTATGATATATCCGGAACTACAGACGGTAAAGGTTCAAAGGGATCACTTCATGGACTCACTAAGTTCAGTATGGAGGAGGTACCAGCAAATAGGTTTTTTTTGGAGTATATAGCGAGGCCGCAAACAGCAGAAATGTTTTTTGAAGATATACTTATGGCAATACATTTTTATGGTATGCCAATACTTGCAGAAAACAACAAACCAAGATTATTATACTATTTAAAAAGAAGAGGTTATAGAGGCTATTCAATGAATAGACCTGATAAAGTTTGGAATAAACTATCAGCTGCTGAAAAAGAAATTGGTGGTATACCAAACTCAAGTGAAGATATAAGACAAGCGCATGCTGCTGCAATTGAAAGTTATATAAATTCTTATGTAGGAATAAATGCTAATGGTGAATATGGGGATTTATATTTTAATGAGACGTTAAATGATTGGGCTAAGTTTGATATAAATAAAAGAACAAAGTTTGATGCAGCAATAAGTTCCGGTTTAGCTATTATGGCATGTAATAAAAACTTATATGCTCCAAGACAAATAAAAGAATTAAAAAATAAAGTTAGTTTTAGCTTTGCTAAATATAATAATAAAGGCAATTTTTCAAAAATAATAAAATAGATGGCAAAAGTACTACCTAGAGGTGTATTCCCAAGTCAAGCAGTGCCTGACATTGAGAAACAAAGCCCTAAATATGGGATGGAAATAGCGAAAGCTATCGAGTCCGAGTGGTTTAAAAAAGATTCAGGAAGCACCCGCTACTTTGCAAATAGAGATAACTTTCACAGGTTAAGATTATATGCAAGAGGCGAACAAAGCATACAAAAATACAAAGATGAATTGTCTATTAATGGTGATTTATCTTATTTAAATTTAGATTGGAAACCTGTTCCTATTATACCTAAATTTGTAGATATAGTTGTAAATGGAATAAATGAAAGAACATACGATTTAAAAGCATATTCAATAGACCCTGTGGCAACAAAAAGAAGAACAGAATTTGTTGAAAATTTATTGAATGATATGTACTCTAGCGATTTTGCAAATAAAATACAGCAAAATTTAGGTGTTAATACTTTATTTAATCCACCCCAAGATATACCAGAGGACGAAGAAGAATTGCAATTACATATGCAATTAAGCTATAAACAAGCTGTTGAAATTGCACAAGAGCAAGCTTTAACAAATGTATTTGAATTAAATAAATATAATTTATTAAAGAAAAGATTAGATTACGATATAACAGTTCTTGGTATGGGTGCTGTTAAAAATAGTTTTAATACAGCTGAGGGTATTAAATTAGAATATGTAGATCCTGCTGATTTAGTTTATTCATATACAGAATCACCGTATTTTGAAGATATATACTATGTAGGTGAAATTAGAAGAGTTAGTTTAGTTGAATTGAAAAAACAACATCCAGAATTAACAGAAGAGGATATTCAAAAAATTGAAGGATTAGGAGCAAATACAAAATTATATAATAAATCATATACAACTTCAGATGCTGAAGATAAAAATTATGTATATATATTATATTTTGAATATAAAACTTTTGAAAATCAAGTTTATAAAATAAAACAAACGGCAACTGGTGCAGAAAAAGCAATTGAAAAAACAGATGAATTTAATCCACCAAAGGATGCTAGATCGAGATTTGAAAAAGTAAATAGATCAATTGAAGTATTATATGAAGGTGCTAAAATTATAGGTCATGATCATTTATTAAAATGGAAAAAGGCTGTTAATATGACAAGACCAAAATCTGATATTACAAAAGTTCAGATGAGTTATAACATTGTAGCACCAAGAATATACAAAGGTAAGCCTGAATCATTAGTTGGTAGAATGACATCATTCGCGGATATGATTCAAATAACGCATTTAAAGTTACAGCAAGTGCTGTCTCGTATGGTTCCTGACGGGGTATTTTTAGATGCGGATGGTATTGCTGAAGTGGATTTAGGTAATGGTACAAATTATAATCCGCAAGAAGCATTGAATATGTATTTCCAAACCGGTTCTGTTATTGGTAGATCCATGACGCAAGATGGTGAATTTAATAATGGTAGAGTACCTATTCAAGAATTAAGAGCATCGGGTGGTAATACTAAAATTGCTAGTTTAATACAGTCATATAATTATTATTTGCAAATGATGAGAGATGTTACTGGATTAAATGAGGCAAGAGATGGTAGTATGCCTGATCAAAAATCTTTAGTTGGTTTACAAAAATTAGCAGCAGCAAATAGTAACACGGCTACAAGACATATATTGCAAGCTGGCTTATATTTAACATTAAAAACAGCGGAAGCAATTTCATTAAGAATATCCGACGTTTTAGAATTTTCTAATACAAAAGAATCTTTTATACAATCTTTAGGTAAATTTAATGTTGGAACATTAGATGAATTATACCAACTGCATATGCATGATTTTGGAATATTCTTAGAGCTAACCCCTGATGATGAAGAAAAACAATTGTTAGAAAATAACATTCAAATGGCTATAAGCCAAAAACAAATTGAATTAGAAGACGCAATTGATGTAAGAGAAATTAAAAATCTTAAATTAGCTAATCAATTACTTAAATTAAGAAGAAAAGCTAAATTTGAAAGAGATAGAGCTATACAGTTAGAAAATATCCAAGCTCAATCACAATCTAATGCACAAGCAGCAGAAGCAGCTGCGGCAGCAGACGTACAAAAGCAACAAGGAATAGCTGAAAGTAAAGTACAAATTGCACAAGCACAAACACAATTTGATATTCAAAAATTAGAAAGAGAAGCAGCAATTAAGAAAGAATTAATGGAATTTGAATTTCAATTGAATATGCAGCTTAAAACAGCTGAAGCAGATGTAATTAAAAATAAAGAAAAGTATAAAGAAGATAGAAAAGACGAAAGAACAAAAATACAGGCTTCACAACAAAGTGAACTTATAGATCAGAGAAAATCTGGTAAGCCACCAAAAAACTTTGAATCCGCTGGATTTGATAACTTAGGTGGATTTGGTTTAGAGCAATTTGAACCAAGATAAATTTTTTAAACAATTATATAATATTTTATTATGGCAGAAGACATTAAAGTATCAGCTGTAGAGGCTGAAGAGCCTAAGTCTATGGCTGAAAAAGAAGAAACGGTTCTAGAAAATGCCGGTATATCCACTAAAGAAGATGGAATGTACAAACTAGATTTAAACAAAATTAACGAACAAAATCAACAAGAAAATGCCGTTCAAGAGCAAAGCACAGATGAGATACCTGTACGCGACGAATCCGGAGCTAGCGAAGAAGTGGTCGAAGAAGTACAAGCAGAAACAGAAAAGCCTGCCGGAGAGAGCGATGCAAATGTGCAAGAAACACCGGTATTAGAAGAAATAACAGATGAACAGGAAACCAGTAATGACGAGGCTCCAGTGGCTACAGAGCAAGAAGAAAGCAAAGTTGAACAGGTTGAAGAACAAAAAGAAGAAATAAACTTACCGGAAAATATTCAAGATCTAGTAAAGTTTATGCAAGAAACAGGTGGTACGCTTGATGATTATGTTAGATTAAATGCAGATTATGATAATGCTGATGATGATACATTATTAGTAGAATATTATAAACAAACAAAACCTCATTTAAGTTATGATGAAATACAATTTCTTATGGAAGATGAATTTTCATATGACGAAGAAATAGATGAGGAAAGAACAATAAAAAGAAAAAATTTAGCTCGAAAGGAAGCGATTGCAAATGCTAAAAGTTTTTTGACAGGGTTGAAGGATCAGTATTACAAAGAAGTCAAGTTGGGTTCTAAGTTACTACCTGAACAGCAAAAAGCAGTAGATTTTTTCAATCGTTATAATAATGAGCAAAAACAAGCTGAGGAATTATTAGCAAAGCAAACATCACATTTTCAAAATGAAACTAATAAAGTTTTCAATAATGATTTTAAAGGTTTTAACTTCAATGTTGGAAATAAAAAATATAGATTCAACGTGAGTGATGTAAATAAGGTAAAAGAAAATCAAAGTGATTTATTAAATGTTTTTAATAAATACGTTAATGAAGATAAACTTCTAACTGACGCACCTAATTTTCACAAATCTTTATTTGCTGCTTCTAACCCTGATGCAATAGCAAATCATTTTTATGAGCAAGGCAAAGCCGACGCAATAAAACAAATGACTGCAGAAGCTAAGAACATTAATATGGATCCTAGAAAAACTGCAGACGGTTATGTTGAAGCTGGCGGAGTTAAAGTTAAAGCATTAAGTGGTGATAATAGTTCAAAGCTTAAATTAAAACTAAAAAACTATTAAACTTAAAAATTAATTTAAAATGGCAAGTGCAACTTTTTCATTGCCAACTGAGTTTACTCCTTACGCGAGTAAATCTGTTTTGGCATCAAATTATTTAAACTTCCACGGTTCAGGCGGTAGCAACTGGTCGCAACAATATTTACCAGAGCTATATGCTGAAGAAGTGGAAAGATATGGAAACAGATCTGTATCTTCATTTTTAAGAATGGTCGGGGCAGAAATGCCTATGGCTTCTGATCAAGTTATTTGGTCTGAGCAAGGAAGACTACACTTAGCTTATGAAGGTGCTTCTGTAACTGACGCAGGTGTTATTACTATCGCAAGTAGTGGTACTCACGCTGTAAGAGTTGGTCAAACAATTGTATTATCTGATAATCAGTCGTCTCCAACTATCATCAAATGTTATGTTTCAGCTATTGCTTCTGACAACACTACTTTAACTGCAATTCCTTATTCAGGAGGTGCAACTGTGGGTGATGTTTCAGGATTCGATACAGCAACTGACAGTGGATCAAATACATGTTCATTCTTTGTTTACGGTTCTGAATTCAAAAAAGGACAAGGCGCGATGGACGGATCTGTAACTCCAGAATTTCAATCTTTTACTAATAAGCCAATTATTTTAAAAGATCATTTTGAAATTTCTGGTTCTGACGCTGCTCAAATTGGTTGGGTTGAAGTTTCAGGCGAAGGCGGACAAAACGGTTACCTATGGTATTTAAAAGCTGAAGGTGATACAAGAGTAAGATTTGAAGATTATTTAGAAATGGCTATGGTTGAAGCTGAATTTGCAAAAGCTACTGGTGGAGTTGATTCACTATTAGGTACTGCTGGTTCTGACGACACTGCTGGTTCTGAAGGATTATTTGCTGCTCTTGAATCAAGAGGTATTGTAGCTACAAACGCTTTTGATAGCGCTACATTTACTTCAACTTCAGGTTCTCAAACTTTACCAGAAGTAATTTCTGACTTTGATTTAATTCTTAAAGAATTAGACAAACAAGGATCTATTGAAGAAAATATGTTATTCTTAGATAGAGACTCTAACTTAAAACTAGATGACGGTTTAGCAAACATTTCTGCTGGATCTGCTGGTGGTACTGCTTACGGTGTTTTTGAAAACAGCGAAGACATGGCTATCAATTTAGGGTTTAGAG